TAATTGGGACTGACTTGGACATATCTGGTGATGTTGATGTAGATGGAACTACAGAAACAGATGCACTAAGTATTAATGGTTCAGCCTTAAAGTACAAAGCATTTGGTTCAGAATCAATAATGTTTGGTGATGATGTAACAGGAACTATAAGTTCTGCTGACGCTAATACTGGTGTAGGTGTTGATGTTTTTGCATCCTTAACTCAAGGAGATAATAACGTAGCTATTGGTAACGCAGCTATGAATGTCACTACAACTGGTGGAGACAACGTTGCCGTTGGAACAAGTGCTTTAGCGGCACAAACAGCAGGTGGTGATAACGTAGCTATCGGACATTTAGCTTTATCAACATTAACAACTGCGGGAAACAACGTAGCTGTAGGCGATAGAGCTATGCAAGCAAGCACCTCTGGTGAAAACAATGTTGCCGTAGGAACTTTAGCTATGGACGCTAATACTACAGGGGGCAGTAATGTGGGAGTGGGTAGAGATGCTTTAGGGGCAAACACCACAGGTGATAGCAACGTAGCCGTTGGTAAAGGTGCTTTAGATGCAAACACAACAGCATCAAGTAATACTGCTTTAGGTACAAGTTCTTTAGGTGCAAATACAGAAGGTGCTTTAAACACAGCAGTAGGTGCTTCTGCTTTAACAACAAATACCACAGGTGGAAATAATGTTGCTGTAGGATTTGCTGCTTTGCAATTATCAACTACATCATCAGATAATACTGCTGTTGGTTACGCAGCTATGAATGCTAACACCACAGGAACAGACAACGTGGCAGTTGGTTATACTGCTTTAGATGCAAACACAACAGGAGACTTTAGTACCGCA